ATGTGAATCTTTTGTACTTCCTTACCAGAAACGCGAGCAGCAGTTTCTACCAACTCGTTAATCGTGACCATCTCTTCAGAACCAATATTAATAGGTCCGATGAAATCACTATCCATCAGTCGTCGAGTCGCTTCAACGCATTCATCAACGAACAAGAAGGAACGAGTCTGTAGGCCATCTCCCCACACCTCGATTGCTCCACCCGTCTCTGGAAGGTAAGCGACTTTACGGCAGATTGCAGCTGGCGCTTTCTCTCTTCCACCCTCCCAGGTTCCTTCAGGTCCGAAGATGTTATGGTAGCGAGCAACCCTAACAGGGATGCCATGATTACGATTGTAAGCAAAGTAGAGACGCTCACTGAAGAGTTTCTCCCATCCATACTCCGAATCAGGGTTCGCAGGATAGGCGGAATCTTCACGGCAATCAGGATTATCGGGATCGAGTTGGTTGTGCTCTGGATACATGCAAGCCGAAGAACTATAAAAGATCTTGGTTGGTTGATCCAGTTTGGGACGATTACATTCCGTCCACTCCTTTACTTCACCATCAAAAGTTTCATTCAGTTTACGAACTTCCTCAAGCACATTCAAATTAATGCTGCAAGAGTTGTGCATGATTTCTGCATCGTTCTCTCCAGTGAAAACGAAGCCTGCACCACCCATATCAGCAGCGAACTGATAGATCTCGTCAAACGGACGGACCAAACTATAAGGAATATCGTTACTAAAGTTGCCTTGCTCACCTTTGTATTGAATAACGCGACGAACAAACTCTACGTCACGCAGGTCTCCATCAACAAATTCGTTTGCTTCGGACTTAGAAAATTCCGTGTGTTTGATATCAACTCCGCGCACCCAATATCCTTCGGCGCGAAGTCGTTTTACCATATGACTACCAATAAAGCCACCAGCACCTAACACAAGTGCTGTCTTTTTGTATTCACTCATGAATCCAATTAATGTGTATAGTATATATTATACCTTTCAAAGGTATTTTTCGCAATCATCAAATGATTTTCCTTCCTTATCCTTCTCAGACAAGATAGGATGCGAAATACCCCAAGAGATATCTAAAGAGTTCCAAAGCAAAGTTCTTTCATGCTGCGGATACCAATAGTCAGTTGTCTTGTAACAAATCTGTGCATTCTCACTCAAAGTCAGAAAACCATGAGCAAATCCAGGAGGAACCCAGAGTTGAACTTGTGGTCGATCTAGTTTCACACTATACCATTCACCAAAAGTTTCTGATGACTGACGAAGATCTACAATTGTATCCAATACAGATCCTCTGACGCAGCGAACAAGTTTGCCTTGAGGGTTTTTAATTTGATAATGAAGCCCTCTTAAAACATTACGTGTTGAAGAAGAGTGATTATCTTGAACAAAGTTACATCCAAGACGAAAAGTTTTCTCATTGTAAGATTCAAAGAAATATCCTCTTTGATCAACATATTTTGGAGACTCAAAAAGTAGAGCATCCTTTACATTTAGTTCAACGATTTTCATACCAGTCAATTGTTTCTATGAGGGCTCTATCAAAGTCAAACCTTGACTTCCATCCTAGATCCTTTTCGATTTTTTGGCAATCAATAGAATACCTAAAGTCGTGACCAGGACGATTCTTTACAAATTCAATATCTGAATAATCTTTTTTCATATAAGTAAGAATCTTACTCACAACTGCAAGATTATTCAACTCTGTTCCACCACCAATATTATAGTTCTCTCCAATCTCACCTTTCTTCCATACTTCAATCAATGCTTCACAATGGTCCTGAACATACAACCAATCTCTGATTTCTTTACCTTCTCCATATACAACAACTTTTTGTCCACGAAGAAGATTCGTGATTGCTTTAGGAATAAATTTTTCAGAACTCTGTCTAGGGCCAAAGTTGTTTGAGCAGTTGGTTATTACAGCAGGAAGATTATGCGTATTCACATATGCCTTTACGAAGTGATCACTAGATGCCTTTGATGCTGAATAAGGATTTTGTGGATCGTAGGGTGTGTTCTCTGTAAACGATGGATCGTGTTCACCAAGAGCACCATATACTTCATCGGTTGAGATGTGCATGAACTTCTTCACATCATTCTCCAATGCCGCATTCATAAGATTGATTGTACCAATCACATTCGTCTCAACAAATGGAATACAATCTTCAATAGAGTTATCTACATGACTCTCTGCTGCTAGATGAAAGACATACTCTGGTCTATGTTTATGGAAGATCTCATCAACCGTATACCTGTCAGCAATATCTACTGGATATAGATTTACAAACTCAGGGACATTATCTACATCAGAAGCATCAGTTAGATAATCGATTACAACAATCTCACTATCGTAGATGTCAATAAGATTGTGCAATAGATTACTACCTATAAATCCAGCAGCACCAGTAATAACTAAACTCATTTTTCGTTATACTTCTCCAACAGTTGTGGTGAATATTGTTCAGGCTCTCTGACTTCGGGTTTCTCTCTCTTTTGTTTCTCTAGCAAATAAACTCTGTTGCGGAGTTCAGTAGAAGAATATTTGTGTTGTCTCTTGTGATAATGAATTTCAATATCATTATCAAGACAATACTGTCTGCCTGTAAAGTCTCTATCTTTATATTCCTCACTCAAGAATCTAATGTCGATATTCTGAGTTTTGATCATATTCAGAAGATCTTCTTCAGTTTCATAAACCAGAATCTCATCAACATATTTACAACCCTGCACCTGTACGTATCTTTCGTACACACTCTGAGTGGGTTTATTTTTGATACCAGGTCTATCAATAGTTGGATCGACTTGAAGGGCTACAATCAACCAATCGCACAGTTCTCTTTCCATTTTCAACATTGTTACATGCCCAGCATGAAACAAATCAAAGGAACTGCAATTAAATCCGACTTTCATATCATTAGTGCTTTTTAAAATCATACTAAAAAAGACCCTTGAAGTCAAGGGTCTCTCTAGGTCATTGCAGGCTCGCCACTTGCTTTTTTACCTGAAGCAAGAAACAGGGCGGGAGTAATACCCATCCGCACCACTTGCTCTTAGGTAAAACAAGAAACCTCAGACTTTAGTTCTAGCGTCAAGATACCAGTCATAGACTTCTTTGATCATTGACTCTAAGTCCGAACTTACTTCACCACCTTCATGTGAATGAACAGCGGCTTCAAGTTTTTGAAGTCTTCCTTCGACTTCTACGTCATACTTTGACATCGATGCACCAGATGCAGACTTTGCTGCTTTCCCCTGTGTTGCCATTTTACTAATGAATATACTCTTTGATTATTTAGTTTTTATGAGGGTCAAATGACTCCACCACTTAGTTTTACGAACTAAGAAACGCAGGGGTCTAAAGACCATCCCGACCAGGGCTAGTTTAACGACTTACCGAGTCTTTAACATAGGCAGGAACACCTTCAGGGTCCAACCATTTGGTGTATTCAAAGTCCTCCATGGCAGTCAGAAGTTGCATCTGATTGTCAAGGAGATACATGTCAGAGTAACGCTTGGTATACTCATGAGCCTTTTGAATACGATAGTCTGGCATACCGTTGATTTCCAACGTGCCACACTCAACATAACGATACGGAAAACGCTCTAGAAGAATTTTCACGCTACCTCTACAGACTCAAGATCGACGGCAACTTGTTCCATCAGAATATCATAATCATCAAGGGGATCGCCAGAGAAGACGACGCCTTCATTTTCATAATAACGACGGACCTTTTTGAGAAGTTTCGGATTCTTCACATCAAGGAAAAATTCACCATTTACAGCACCCTTAAGGGTTTGAATGTCTTTCTTGAATTTACTAGTCAGTGTCATTGTCTTGTGTGTTGACCTTGTTATTATAAAGGTTTGACGGAGAACCGTCAAGTACAGGTTGTGAGGATCGAACTCACCTTAGGCAAATTATGAGTTTGCTGCATTCACCAGATTGCTAAACCTGCAAGGTAGGACTGCTGGGAGTTGAACCCAGGTCACACCGTTATAAGCAGTGGGCCTTAACCGTTAGGCGACAGTCCCTCAGGATCCTTCGTTGTGATCCGTGTATAAGCGTATGAGTTCATCATCCGCTGGAACCATCACTGCTCTATCTCCGTTCTCGTTTTCAATACCTATAGTCTCTCCGTTCTCCACTCTTTCAAAAAGAGTTTCCCAATTGTCCTGCCAGTATTCCACAGAATAAAATTGCATCTTGCCATTATGTATAAGCAATCGGGGTGATAGGATTTGAACCTACGGCC